AGAGGAATAATTCGGGCGGTGGAATTGGCGCGGCAGGCTTTTTCTGTGGTGCCGCAGTCGGCGCATCGGCCGCAAGAAGCACATCCTTCAACACCTTGCAGTCTTGCTCCGACGCCACCTCGAATTGCTCGCCCGGTTTGTACTCCTTGCCATCCGCACCGTTCGGATAACGAACTCGCTGTAGAGCTACCAGTCTCATCTTGTTGTTCCCTCTAAAAAGGAGGAACGCGCTCCTGCGAGCGCGCCCCTCAAGTCTCGGGAGGTTACGAGTATTTTGCGTTCTGGATGAATTGAACCGCAGTGCTGCGGCGCTTCTTCCAGGTGATATACCTCTCCGCCCTGATAAAGACCATGTTGTACTGGAAGGCAGAGACGGTGATGACGCTCGCCGTCGCTGGCGAGTCGGGTGCCGAGTCCATCTGGATCGACGCTTCAGTGCTCACGTCGATCGAGACGCCACCGTCGTCGGCCAGCAGGATTTCCCTGGCATTGACGGCGACGATCAGCCCACCGTCCGCTGGCGAACCACCAGTGGCGACGATGTTCTCCGACGTGATCACCGGAATGCCTTCCAACGTCCCGCCGTTGACGGTGAGGCCAGGGAACGCGACCTGACCCAGCGTGTTGCGCATCAACGAGATACGCAGCGCCTGCACCGAGGTCATGATCAGCACCAGCCCGCTGAGGCTCTGGTTGTCGGCAGCATACAGTGCCAGCAGCGTGCCGAGATCGGCCCGCAGCGCCGCCTCGTTGGTGCCGGTTGCGGTCACCGGCGTCACACCGTTGGTAACTGATGCTGGTGACGTGGTGCCGCTGACCGCCTTGGTCGGATCGAGGAAGTCGCGATCCGTCAGATAGGCGATGGCCCTGACCAGCGAGTCGCGGATCAGTCCTTCTGCCGCAGGCGAACTGAAGCGCATCAGTTCCTGCGTGATCGGGACAATTCCGGCGACCTTGTTGAATGCCAACGTGATGCTGTCGAACGCCATCGCGCTCACCGGCTTGATCTGGCCTTCACCGACCCATGACACCGACGCTCCGGTAGTCTCGGTCGGCACCCGCACGTTGAACGGCACCCTTGTCAGACCGGGAATGCGGCCGATGATTGTGGCCGGAGCCAGAAGCTCGGCGAACTCCGACACCAGGTTCTGCGCGTACACCAGCGGTGCCGCCCAGGTTGTGCCGGTCGTCGTGCCGACTGCCACCGGAGCACGGAGCACCATCTCCAGTTCCGGATGTTCCGGAAACATGGCCTTGGCCATGTCGGCCGGATGCTGTTGCTGCTGGCGCGCGTTGTACTTCGCACCCAACAGTCGCACCAGCCCGATGCCCGGAGGCAGTTGGCGCTTGGCCATCACCACGACATTCCCGCCGCGAGACTCGGCCGCAGTCTCGACGCTGGTGCCCTTCGGCTCCACCGCCGCAGCCTTGTTCGCAGCCTCGCGAGCGCGCAGCCGAATGAGGTGCTCGTCGATCTCCTTCACCTCGGTCGCGAGCCCGTCGTAGACATCCTTCTCGTCGGTGTCGAGCGTGGTGCTCTTCTCCGCCGCATCGTCCATGAGCTTGTCCATCTGTGCAGCCTTGGCGGCACGGGTGGCCTCGAAACTGGTGATCTGCTCACCAATCGTTTGCTTAGCCATTGTCTTCGCATCCTTCTGCGACTTGACTGTTCGCCCCGTGACGCCGGGAGGTTTGGGTCGAGCGCCTTCGCTGCTAATGCCTGACGCGGCGAGCAGCGGAGCGTCGATAGATTTGATGGTCTCGATCCGCGCATCTGCCTGCGCCGGGATCGTGACCAAGGAAAGCTCAAGCACTTCACTCTTCTGGTAATGAATGCCACCATCCTTCATGAAGGAAAACTCGATGGCGCGGAAGCCGATGGACACCGCGCGGACCAGCCCGAGCTTGACCGACTGCCACGCCTCGTCGATGCGATCCTTCAGCTTACCCGGCTCATCGAGCTTCGGCAACTCGGCACGAAACTCGATGCCGTTCTTGGTTGGCTTACGGAACGTCACCTGACCAACCGGCTCAGAGGCTCGGTGCTGCCATAGCAGCGGCATTGGATTGTTGAACTCGACGCCGAGCGGCTCGACAATGTCGCCCATGCGATCCGGCGTCGGCGTGGTGGCGATGCCGGTGATGATCCTCTGCTCGTCGTCAACGGCCTTGATCTCAAGGACGGAATAAGCGCGGTTCATGATCATGTCGCTACTCCTGTCGTCAGACTAACCAGCCGCCAGATCGGCATGCCGAGCAGCAGGCTGACTATCATGTAAAGCGCGATCAGCGCCACGATGATCAAGTACAGCTTCTGCACCATCGCTGGCAGCGGCATCTGAAGGAGGCCAAACAGATAGAGAACTATGTAGCCAATCAGCACCAGGACCGCGACGATGATGCAGATGTTGATCAGCCCGAGCAGCAGGCCGGTGAGGGTCATGACAAGTTCGCCTTTCCCTTGCAGCGATCCACGAATAGCTGATGATCAAAGCCCGCCGAGCCGCCTGGACTGGCATGAACGGCCCAGATCAGTCGGTCGATGAACAGATCGAACTCGGACGGCTCAAGCCTGCCGATCAAGCTGTGACAGCATTGCGCGATGTGCTTGTAGTCATCCTCGACCATCACATTACCATCATCTGATACTGCGGCACCGGCGCCGGAACATTACTCGGCGCGCCACCGAACGCCTCAGCCAACGCTACCATGCCATCAATCCGACCGCTTGATTTATTCTTGGCCAGTTTGCGATTGCCGCTAGGGTCGGTGACTACGACCGCATTGGCGGCACACATCGCCAGCACTGGGTGCCCACCGTGAGCCACGCGACCATTCAACAACTCGCCTTCCAAATCTCGCAATGCCGGAGACATGGATTGAAAGCCCTGACCAAACTCCACGAAGCACTCGGTCACCTGACGATCCGACATTCCGGCAGCCAACAACCATGGCTTGAGATGCTTGAAGTTCCAGCGATCAAACGCAATCTTGCGGATGTTGTAGCGTCTAAATTGTTGCACCAGATAGTGCGCTACAAATTCGTAATCTACCGACTTACCCGGAACCGCCTGCAAATAACCCTGTCGCATCCATAGATCGTATGGCACGCGATCAGTCCGCGACTTATCCTCCAACCCTTCCCGAGGCAACCAGAACGTCGGGTGAACCTGCCACACATCCCCTACTTTCCCCATCAACACCAACGCCGTCAAATCGCGCACCTCGGAAAGGTCCAGCCCACCGTAAACTTCGATGCCGTCCAGCGCCATCGGCGGCGCGCGGCAAGTTTCCCAAAGTGTGCGCGATACAAACGGACTGGACGCTTCGACTCGTTGGTTCAAAATCAGATTGCGATATTCCGGCTCGCGGCTCGGCATCCGACGAGCATCCTCGGCCATCCCCAACACTTCATCTCTGTTCATGAACAAGTGCAATGCTGGATTGGCTGCAGCAATTGCGGCTTCCGAAAACGGGTCCAAATCAGTCGGCGCTGTATTTATACGCAGCACGGTCTTAGGATCGTGACCCGCTTGTGCATCGTCGATCAGAATCGACAACAAATCGTTGTTGGTCGGCGCCTGCGTCGAGATAATGATCGAGAGCGGCTCCTCTTGGGCGGCAGTCGCGGTCTCCAGTGCTTCATACAATTCCGACCGCGGGCCTTTCACTTGCCCCAACTCATCGTGAACTGTCAACGCCGGCGACAATCCATAAGCCGTGGTGGCATCAGCCGACAGCGCCCGATACTGCGTGCCCAACGCCGGGCACAACAACTGCTTGGCGGTTTCCCTGATCTGCACGACAGCTAGCAAATCCTCCGATAATCGAATCATCTTGGCAGCCAACGCAAATAGCACCGCCGCTTGATCGCGTGACTGCGCGGTACTGTTCAATTGCGAATTGGGTCTGGCCTCCGGGCCGCACAGATGCAGCAACAAGATCAACGCCGCTTCCACGGTCTTGGCGTTCTTACGTGCTCGGCTCAGAATAGCACGACGGGTGATTGCTGGATTGTCGTAGATGGCCCGAAAGTCGTCTTGCATATAATCGGCCATAACCAGACGCCGGCCAACGTGCTTGCCCTCGGGCACACGACAATAGCGATGTACCCAATTGATATTCCGCTGCGCACGGGACACCGGCTCAGTCTTGCCAGGGTTTGCGCGCGGAACTGTGCGTAGTTTTTTTGGCTGTGTCACTGATGGTCGACTGCTGTGATATGCGCATCTTGCTGGCCAACAAAGTGATGGCGCGGGTTTCCCGATCCTGCATCTTCAACAATTCGCTATAATCATCAATAACTAAATTCTTGCTGCTCATGGCCTGTTCGAGCAGTTCAGCAATTCGCTTAGCGTGAATGGTATGACGGCAATATTGAGTCAACAACGGTACGGTGGAAGGAGAAAACCATTCGGCAGGCATCGAATTGACCACCGCAAACCAAATTTCGGTTTCTTCATCATTCAATTCATGCGGAGCATGCTGTCGTTCCGTTCTATCCAACGGCGATGTAAGCACTTCGAGTGGAGCAATTTGTCGGCCGCGTTGTTTCAATTTTCTATTTCCTCAAGGGCCAAAACCCGATTTAGCATTTTGCTGGTCGGGCACCGTCTCTCC